GATTCTGCTGCATCAAAACCGTATGAGCGGCGATATGGGCATCATGATCTTGGTATGCGCCAACTTTGACCGGCTTGCCGTTTAACAGGTTCTGGTTTTCGCTCAACGGGTCCATCGGCTTGGCTTCTTCCTTGGGAGGCAGAAGTGCCGTAATCCGCTTCTCGTCTATGCCCATTTCCACGTACATCTGGCGGTAAGCCTGATATTGGTCGTGCAAAGCCGGGGCTTGGGTGGCGAACCGGAGCAAGGCTTCGGCACGCATCATGCGCTGGGCAGAGGACGTAATGTTGGGATCGCTGACGGGGATTACGTCAATCTGGTCCGAGAAGTCAGCCCTCATAACCATATTGGGACCGCCAGCCACCGGCCAGGGGTAGGGCTGTTCCGGCAGGAACTGGCCAAACAGGGCGGCAATTAGTTTAAATTCGCGCCTGTAGGCGCGGTGGGCAGCTTTGAGGGTGGCAGACTGCACGCGGTTAGCGGCTTCCATAAGGGCCACTGTGGTGCCTACAGGGGCGTCTTGACGGCCTTCTCCAACCGCTACCTCAGTCATGCCGCCCAGGCGTTCCCCATTCTCACGGGTAGCCTTCCAAAGCTCCATCGACACAGGCGACGGCCCTTTGTAGGGCATCGTCATAATGGCCTGTTGGATCGGCATACCGCCGGTATCCAATTCGCGGAACTCGCAGGGTCCGATCATGACGTTGTTATCGTCACCCCGCATACCCTTCACTTTTAGGCCCCCTGGGAACATCTCCAGGGTGGCTGCGTCTATCATCTGTCTTTGCAGAGAAGTCGCGCCCTTGGCCGTATTGCCCAGGATATGAGCATAGCCAATGCCATAGAACCCCAAACCGGGGACAAACTTAAAGTGTGTAAAATACTGAATCTTGGAGTAAGTCTGGTCTTCTTCTTTCCAGTTCCGGCGGATCGACAGAACCTTCTTGGAGCCAGTCTCGACCGTGACGATGTACGGTAGCGGCAAGCCGGTTTCTGTAGGCTCTTCTTCGTCCTCATCGCCTTCGGCGTCTTTATGCTCAAAGCCCACCAAATCCAGGTCAATGTGGCACTCGTAGACCTCGTAAGGCGCTTCGTCGGAATCGGTCGGTTTGGTCAGCCCCTGGGTATAGGTAGACTTGTCATCCAAGGGCGAGTTTTTGTCGTCCAGGTAGTCAGGCTCTTTTAGCTCCACATCGCGGTAGAAACCGCTGATTTGGCGCATCTTCATGTCTTTGGGGGACATATTGATGATGTGCGTAGCCCTGGGGCATGTGTCTAGGTCATCGGTGCTAAACGAAACAACGAAGTCCTGTGGTAGAATAAAGGGACTGACCACCCGGTTCAGGATCGGGTCTTGGTAGGTCTTCTTGAAAGTGCAGCCAACCAGGGGGAGCCAGAACAGCATTTGGTCGTTCTGCTCAACCCACTCGGGCGCACCCTCCATCAAGTAGTAGTTCATGAACTCTTTAACGCGGGAAGCCTGGGCTTCCGTTTCTGGCGTCGGCTGGCCAATGATCTGGGTCTTAACGGGGCCGCTGGCTGGCATCAGTTCGGCGCTGGCAGTCGCGTGCCAGCGGATTACCGCTTCCAGCAAAATGGGGTCAAACACGCCAGCCGCGCCGCTGAACGGAATAGACCGATCCTCAATCTTTAGGCCGAGATACGTCAGACCTTGAGACAGCATACTTTCCCAATCAGCGCGGGATTGGCGGTCTTCATCGACGTAATCAAGAATATCGTTGGCTAGAGATTGAAGGTCGCTGTCTTCCATATACTCAGCAAGATTGTCGTCATGCGCGACAGGCCCTTCTTCGTCATCTTCGGGCGCAAAGTCGATAGTCTCACCGCCATCTTCGTCGGGGGTGATCGACGCGCCATCGGCAAACGTCAAATCGTCTTCAGGGACAGCCACTTCTTCGCCACCAGCGTCACCGCCGGTAATATCATTCAAGCCAAGTATAGAAGCTGTCGCTCGATCTATGGCCATGCAGACTTGCCTAAAAATACAAGAGGAGGGGTATTCTAACCGTAAAGTGCCCCATTTGCACGTTCCGTTACTCGGAACGGCTCTTCTTCCATAGCATCAAGACTATTCTTAATCCAGCCGCTGGTCTTCATCCGAATGATAGCTTGGCTGGTCGCGTCGGCGTCATCTCGGGAATCTGAAGCCGGGAACGACATCAGAGAATTTACATACTCTTCGGCCCACCGCCTCGGAAGTGTGTAATTTGGTGGCTGACCGGGGACGTAGAACCGGCCATTCTCAAATATGTCTGTTGTCAGCAAAAGACGGGCGTTCTTGTCGCCATGCTTGTTCGGATTGAACCGGGTCGCCGCAATACCCGCCCGGTTCAGGTCAGCAATCAAAGGCTCACCCGTCGCCTTGGCTTCAATCAGGATCATGTCCGGCGGCTTGCGTTGGTTACCCATCCTTGGGACTTCCCGGTTGTCGTCCAAATAATGGGTCGCCAGCCGTTGGGCCATCTTACGCAGGTCTGGGTAATCCACCCGCCCGCGCCAGCGCGATAGCAGGATAATCGACGGCAAATCTGTTTTGTCTTCTGTAAATATGCCAAATGTCAGACAAACCGAAAACGCGCTTTTGTTCTTAGACGTAATAGCCGTGTCCCAGCTTTGAAGAATGAACTCGCATTTAGGCGGTTCGCGCTGGTTCCAAATCTTGATCCAGTCGCGCTTGATGACGTTGCCCGACTCAAGGACCGGGCTTTGCTGGTACAGGCTTTCCCACTGCCGCGCCGTCATCGACGGCTGTGCCCGTCTACGGGCCAGGGCTACTTCGCTTTCCCACTCCGGCCAGAGGGCTTCCCCGACTTTACGGCCTAGCGGGTCTTTCTCCTTAGCCAAGGCTGGCAGGATAACCTTGTCCCACTTATCGCCGCCCTTCTGCTTCTCAGCAGCCATGACCCGGCCAATGATGTCGTCCAGATGCCAGCGCGTTCCGATAATCACCATCACGCCGCTGGGCTTCAAACGGGTCGATAAGTCAGAACCCCACCAATCCCACATATTGTCTCGGACAAGCTGAGACTCAGCGTCATCGACGCCTTTGAGCAAATCGTCGCAGATCACCATATCGGCACGGCGTCCAGTTACGGTGCCGCCAACGCCTGTCGCGTAATACGAGCCGCCTTGCTTTAAGTCCCACCGGCCAGCAGAGCGGCTGTCGTCGGATACTTCAATCTCTGGGAACAGCATTTTGTATTCATCCGACAACATGACGTTACGGACTTTACGGCCCCACTGTTCCGCGAACGATTCGGTGTGGCTGACGGTGATGATGTTGTGCGTCGGGTTTCTTGATAAATAGAACGCTGGGTAATACAGCGACGACACCGTGCTTTTGCCGTGGCCCGGTGGAAAGCACACCAGCAGACGGTCACCCTTTCGGGTCATCTTGTCTTGCAGCTTATTACATAGAAATTCCATGTGACGCGGCGGGGGCTTGCCGTGCATGTACGTCATGAAGTCTGAGAAGTTTTCACGCGCTTGACGGCGGCGTATTACCTCCGCAGCAGCTTGGTCAAGCGTTGGTTCTTGCAGGGTCAATTAATTTAACTATCTATAGCCAGACGTTTTTCTAGCAATCTTTGGAGGCTGCGCTACAAACTGTTTACCTTCAGCTTTGCCTTTTCGCTTGGCCCTTGTCGTCGCGGCGTACTCTTGCGGAGACAACGCTTTAATTGCTGCCTTCGGCAAATAACGCTCACCCGTATCTGACGACCGCTTGCCAGACTTTGTGGTCCACTCTTGCTTAGTCCAGTTCTTAAGAGAGAGTTGTGGTTTTTTCATAACTAATCTTTGTAACCTCCGCCCTTGGCTTTATACGACTTTGCAAGAAGCTGGGCCTTACGCGCACTCCATTTTCCTGCACCCGTGCCCTGAACGGCACGCGATTTGATACTGTTGAATAACTGTTTACGCACCCCAGGCTTAGTGTAGTTACCCGCAGCGTTTACTTTTGATTTTGCTACCATAATGAATTTTCCTAACTGTTGGTTCTTGCAGGGCCACTAATCTGACTTAACCCAGTCGGGGTTACGTCAATCATGTTTAGGTCTTCTTGCTTTGACTTCAAAGCAATCAGCTTCATCAGTTGATCGTCAGTCATGCGCGTCACATCCATCTTGTGGGTGACTTGAACAGTTTCCTGCAACACACCCATAAGCTGCGCCTGTAACTTCTTAGCCGCAATGGCTGGCGTGTAGTCTTTATCAATCATGGCTGACTGATGGATCGCATCCAGATCAGAGATGATGCTTTCCCGCGTAATGTCTACAGACGCTGGCTTCCTAGCCTTGGACTCTTTTGCGACCTTAATGGCTTCTTGAATATCGCAGCGGTCCAGCAGGTATTCCGCAACTGTGCGGTCGTCGTAACCATTAATGATAAAGCCAGCCCGTTTACAGGCATCCAAGCCGTCGCCTGTCTGTAGGTAGACTTTTACAAATATAGCATCTCGTTCAACGTCGGGCGGAATATTTAGCATCTTGTTTTCCTAAAGGGTGCGACCGAGAAGCAGAACGGTGGGGACCAACACCTTCTCGGTCGCTTCAGTGTGCAGGGGGAATGTACGCTGAATTACGTGTTTCCATGACAAGTGTAATTGTTGTGTCTCCAAGAGACGATCATCGCAATACGGCGTGCGTGAGCTTTGCAAACATTCCATTCTGAAACTGTGTCGTGGTCATCTTCGTCTCCAAACAAGAACTCGTAATTTGGATAGAACTCAATGCAGCAGACAACATTCCCAACCGCGTTGTAACCAACAAGAAGACCGTCTGGAATCGCGTCGTTAATATGAATTGTTGGGATTAGAAACATTTTTAACTTTTTCTTTCTCAGCAGTTAAAAAACGGCGGATCGCAAGCTCAACTACTTCTTTCTTGTGCATACAAGCATTATCACAAAATTTCTCTAATTCGTCAATTAAGCCCGCAGGAACCCTAGCGTTTAACTGAGTTAGTCTATCTTTCATCGTTAAGCCACGCTTTAACTTTAGCCGCAATTCTAACCGCAGCCCCGCCATGATAAAACGGCTTCCACGGGTCTTTGTGACTCAAGGCTTTATCAATGTGGTTAATTGACGAATAAACAGAACGAGCCATCGGTCGGCCTTTCTGACGATCACCGATATTAACTGTCGGAACGCCAACCCAGGGTGCCTCGATAACGCCAGCCGAGGAATTGCCGACAACTAGGGCAGCGTGCTGCATCTTCTCGACATATTCACGATGGCTCATGCTGGTGACAATCTTGGCGCATGAACGATCTTCGCAATAAGTCTTAATCAGTTCTTTAATCTCGTCCGAGCCAGGGTCGTTGTTTACCCCAGTAAATAAAATTTCGTACCCATCCTTGTAGTATTTATCTAAGGCCAGAAGCATACGCTCACATTGGGAAACGCCGTAATCGGGCGAACGTGTCTCGGGGTGATATGTAACCAGTATCTCGTTCTTGTCGCGCTTTGCGCTATTGCCCTCAATCCCATCCAGGCCGGGGGCACCGCTGACATTAATGGTGTATGGGTGAATACCCATATTCACCAGCTTCATGGCAAAGTCATCTGTAGCAACAAAGTGAATCGTCGCCATATGACTGATGCTATGACGGATGGCATCGTCAAATGCACCAGCGGTCGTTTCCCCGCCATGGATATGGGCCACGGGTATACCAGCGAACATAGCCGCCATCGCCGCCGCAAGTGTTTCATATCGATCCCCCAACAGAACTACGAGTTTTGCGTCTTGAGATTTGAACGCAACGGTAAAGAAGATAACCGCTTGAGCAACGGCAACGGCTGGAGACATGCCATCCGAATTAAAGCGCGTTACAGAGCATCCTGGCATCGCCTTGATTACGGACTCTAACGGCCCGTCCTCGGCGCGGGAGTTGCTGATAACGGTTACGCCGTTAAAGGGCACTGTAGCCTCCATCGACCATCAACACTTGGCCCGTGATGTACCGCGCCGCGTCACTGCATAGAAACAACACTGGGCCTACAATGTCATCTTCGGTAGCCATACGTCCAAGAGGGACTTTCGCTGCATACCTTCTGTTGAAGTTATCTGAATGGCCCCTGAAAATTCCGCCGGGACAGATACAGTTACTCCGCACCGGAGCGAGATTTGTCGATTGCCATTTGGTAAGAGCGACCATTGCTCCTTTGGACGCCGCGTACCACGCGGGGGTGGGCGGGACTTCGGTTCCTTCATATAGCTTTGGGTCATTGCCTAATACTCCGTAGATGCTGCCAATGTTGACGATGCAGGAGGTGGCGCGTTGAGCTAAAGCGTGATGACTTTGCCATGTATTAGTTTTCGCATTGCAGATCAAAATGTCGGTATCTAACTGAACTCCCCAACGGTCTAAATCACACTCACAGTCGGCACCACTCCCCGGTATATCCACCCCCGTCACCACATCCCCCTGCGCCTCAAACGCCGCACGCAGCGCCTTGCCGAGATGCCCTTCCGAGCCGGTGATTAGCACCTTACGCCTCACTTGAAACCCTCCAGATACCGTCCATGCCGGACGGGTTTACGACTTCAGTATTGTAGAACAACTCTTCAGTCAGCCTCTCGCCGGGGCGTAATCCGGTGACTTCAATCTTGATTTCATCGTCTGGCATTTTGCCGGACAGACGGATCATGTCCCGCGCTAGGTCCATGATCTTCACCGGACAACCCATGTCCAGAACGTACGTCGCCGGTTCGCCCGTCGCGGCTTGCAGCACCAACTCAACCGCCTCATCAATCGACATGAAGTACCGCTCCATGTCCTCATGTGTGACCGTAAGTGGCCCGCCTTTAATAAGCTGACGCTCAAATAAAGGCACAACCGAGCCAGAAGAACCCAGGACATTGCCGAAGCGGACGACGGTGCGGTTTTTGCAGATAATTTCCGCAGTGCGTTTTGTCTCGCCCATGAAGCTACTGGGGTTGACGGCTTTGTCGGTTGATATAAGAACCAGACGGTAGACAAAATTCCGGTCACACGCCGCCGCTACATTGGCAGTGCCAACCACGTTGGTTTTCAAAGCCTCGCCTCTATTATGCTCAACCAGCGGTACGTGCTTCATCGCAGCGGCATGAAACACAACCTGCTCCAGATTGCTACGCATGAATGTATTCACAGAATCACTATCCCGAATGTCGGCATAGACCGCCTTGGCGGTGGGGATTTGCTCAGATATTGAATACAGATTGAACTCGCAGTTATCGACCAGCACCAACTCACGCGGCTTGTATTGATTGATCTGCCGCGCTAGTTCGGACCCGATAGACCCACCCGCACCGGTCACAACGATGCGCTTGCCGTCCAGCATCTGGCCCACGGCAGTCCGGTCCCTGACAACAGAACGGCGCTGAAGCAAATCGTTTAGATTAATCGAGCGAGTCATATCTGGCGTATCTCCGCGACCATCTGCTTCAACTCATCTGGCTCGATGCTGCAAATCTGATCGGGTCCAGCAAGCCTACGGTCTAGGGTAAAATGCTTTTCAATCACCACCGCGCCAGAGGCAGCAGCAATGACAGACGCCGCAATGCCCTGCGTGTGGTCTGAAAATCCAGCGTTTAAAAACAATTCTTTAAGTTTTGCAAGTTTACGGAAATCAACCTTATTGAACGGCGTTGGGTATTGCGAAACGCAGTACAGGGCTGTGTCCACATAAGCGGCTGCGTCTAGAAAATCCTCTTCGTTTGTCATGCCGTTGCTGATGATGAGCGGCAAGTCTGTGGCCCTGGCGTAATCAACGAACGCCTTGTCTTTGACTTTGCCAGATGAAATCTTCAGACGCTTAACACCAAGCCAAACAAGGAAGTCCACCCACTCCATGCTGAACGGCGTGGACATAAACTCTATCTTGCACTTATCGGCCTTCATCTTCAGCTTGTTGTGATCGTCTTTGGAAAGCTCGACGCTTTTCAGAAAGGCGGTCAGTTTCTCGTCGTAGCCGAGCTTGTCAGCCGTGAAAGACTGGAACTTAATGACGTTAGCTCCCGCGTCTGCCGCAGCTTCCACCATCTTCAGGGCGCGGTCTAACGAGCCGCAGTGATTGATCCCAGCCTCGGCAATGATAGTTATCACGAAACGTACCCCTTGCTATAAGCGTACTCGGCCATCTCAAGATCGTGCATCGCGTCAATCTCAATGCTCCGCCAGCGGTCCATCAACAGCCCGTAGTTCCGTGCCCCGCCGTAGATGCTGCCGGTTTTATTAAACATCTCGGCGTCAAATACGTACAACGCGCCGTTCATAGTCCACTCTTGTTTCAGGTCTTGGCGGCGCAGATTGCGGCCAACGCGGTCCATCTTCACCACAATGGGCGTTACGAAGTCATCGTCAGGCTGTTCCGCAACAAACGTCGTGTGCGGCTCGGTGTGCTTCATGCCAACAATCAAATGCGCGTCTTTAGCTTGCTTCATGGTCAGCGCCGTCACCAGATGATCGGGCGTTGTAAACGGGGCGCTTGGCTCCAGCAGCACAACCGTGTCGTAATACGTGCCTAACGTAGCCAACGCATGTTTGATTACATCTGCGCTTGAGGCCGTGTCCGTCGCCAATTCCGCAGGGCGTGTAAACGGCACCTCAACGTGGTTGATGCGGGCTTCCTTTTGGATGAACGGGCACTCGGTAGAGATTACCAGCCGGTCGCCGTTGGTGATGACTTGCTTGGCGGCATTGGCCTTCCAGGCAATCAGCGACATCCCGCCGATCTTCCGCAGGTTCTTCCCCGGTACGCCCTTGGAGCCACCGCGTGCCGTGATGAGATATAGAACGCTCACTTTTTGTCTTTCTGTGAGTCCAGCTTCTCAATGCACGCTTCGTTAATGAACCAACTGCGTTCGTATGGGGTGGCTACTTCATCAATACGCTTAAGCAAATCAGGCGTAATCGTAATGTTAATGCGTAGCTTCTTTATGTGTTTAGGCATGTTTCACCTTAAAGATGTCCTTGATGACGGATCGCTTTGTTGGCTTCCAGCTACAAACGGAACGGGTCTTATGATCCGATTTCTTTTGTTTTTCTAAAAATGGAAACACCACAGAGTTGTCCGGTATATCGACGTTCTGCACTACCGTATTGGCGGTGATGAATACGTTGTTGCCAATCGTGGTATTGCCCAGCACCTTAGCGCCGGGGAACAACACAACGCCCTTACCGATTTCGGGCCGGTTGCCGTCAATGTCAGACCCAACGCCCACGTTCTGATAGACGCACAGATAGTCGCCATACGTAGCGCGTCCCAGAACCGTGCCAACGGGATGCACCAGCATCACGTTCTTAGGCAGCACGACTTCGTAATAAAGCTCACAGCCGTGTTCGGTGCGAACACGCTGGTAGTACTTCTCAGCCATTTTAAGATCGTTGTCTTTCCACATATTGTGGGCGACACGGTAAAGCTGAAGGCATTGGTCGTCTAAGCGCATATCATCTCTACTGAGTCTAGAATTGCCGAGACATCATCATCCGTGAGCGTCGGATACACTGGCAAAGACAGCGTGTGAAAACCAAGATCATCAGCCACAGGGCACGGCGCGGCGGTGCCCTTAAAGACATCCTCGCGGCCAATGTTGGGGCAACCGCCCAAACGCGCAGCCACACCCATGTTCTGCAACTCAACCATCTTGCGGTCGCGGTCATCGACGTAAGCCATGTACATGTACCGGCCATGGTTCCGGCCAGGGGGGGTTGGGATGCCGCCGAGAATGGCGTCATACGCGGCGGCAATCTGATTGCGCCGGTTGACCCAACCATCCAGCTTTGTCAGTTGAATCCGGCCAATGGCTGACTGCATCTCAGTCATACGCAAGTTGGTGCCGAACTCTTCAACCGTCCACTGGAACTGGGTCATGTCCTTAGAACCGACCATCTGATACCGGCCATGATCGCGCCGTGCGCCCATACAGCGGTGCAGGTTTGGGTTATTGGTAATCACCATGCCACCCTCACCACCCAGGGACATGATTTTGCCAACGCAAAACGAGAAGGTGCCAACGTCACCAAACGTGCCAACGTGTTGCCCATTAATCCGCGTCCCGTGAGCATGGGCGCAGTCTTCAATCACGTAGATGTCGCGCTTAGACGCCCAGTCCATAATCGCCGCCATGTTGCACGGCAGACCGGCGTAATGGACAACGATCACCGCAGCCGTATTCGGCGTCAGTCTTTGATCCAATGTCTCAACGGTCACGTTGAGCGTAGCGTCAATGTCGGCCAGCACAGGCTTGCACCCAGCCGTTACGACGGCGCTGGCCGTCGCCATGAACGTGCGGCATGGCACAATCACTTCCGAGCCAAAGGGGAGATCAAGCCCGTGCAGCGCAAGCTCAATGGCCGTCGTGCCGTTGGTTACCGCAAGGGCGTGCTTCGCTCCGGTATATTGGGCGAACTCGGATTCAAACGCTTGCCCGTTTGGACCCGACCAATAGTTCGTCTTACCAGAGCGAAGCACATCAGCTACGGCGCTGATTTCGTCTTCAGAGTGATACGGCCATAAAGTCATTTTACTTCCTTCACATAAAACGCGCCGCAGTACGGACAGCCACGGCCAGCAGACCCAGCCCACTCTCGCCCACAGCCCAAGCCCCACCGCGCATTTTCAGGATGTTCGCGCAGACAGATGAACTTGGCGGAGGTCATTCGCACGACCAGGCTTGTGTCTGGGTTAACAAGTCTTTTGGCACGCCCGTATCCACCGTGAACGACTTGTCCTCAAAGAGGATTCGGTTCGTCGGCTGGATCGTTAACCGGCCATTCTCTAACTCAATGAAGCTAAACTCCTTGCCCTGCTCCGGCGTGCGGGTGAACCCGTCATCAATGAACGCGGCGGTAAACAAGTACGTGCCGTTGTGTTTGCCGGTCTTCACACGGGCCTCCCGTAGATAGGCATATTCGTGGAGTTGGAATTTGTCGGCGTAACAATCCCACATCTGGGCTTCTTGAATCGTCCACGGCTCTGGGTCTTTGCGGAACGCTACCGCGTGAGGAGGGAGGCTGCGGTAAATCGCACCACACTCAAGCAGCACATTCAGCCCCCATGCCCTAGCGTACATCGACACCAAACCGAACCACACGGCTGGCTCCCAGCCAGTGCCGTTGGCGCGGATATAACTGCTATCGACGTATACGTATTTGTGGATAGGCAGGGA